TCAGACACCTGACCACCTCCAGAATATTGATTCATAAAAAATGGAGATACAAGGGAAAGTCTGTCTTTAGTCAGAAGTGTAGGACAAGGCTGATTAATATCCTTTCCTGTATCCTTAAAGTTATAAGAACACATAAATCGGCTTTCAATTAAAGCCATCCTGTCCTTCGTTGTGACCGTAGGTGCAGGAAGTTCCACCGAATGATTATGCCCGTTCCCATAGTAAGCCGATACAAAAACGTGGTGGTCTTTACAAGTGATTGCTCCAGCCGGTTCTTCCACTGATACGTTCTTGCTGTCGGGGTGTCCGCTGAACTGTTTGGAGAGGAAACTTACCTGTACCTTTGCAAAGCGGTTTTCAGTAGTCAACACTCCGCATGGTTCATCAACTGATTTGCATGTGTCTTGAGGGCGAGCCGTATTGTAACGGGAAAGGAAAGCATCCTTTCCTCCGGCTACAAACTTGATAAGTCCGGCATAGATACGTTCAAGCGTTTTCTCTGCAAGAGGCTTTTCCCTGAAGATGGTAGTTCCTTCATCAGAGAAATCAAGCACATCTTTTACCGGCTTCCACTTCTCCAGCCGCGAGAACATGTCTTGCCTACCACCTTTACAGTGGGTCGGTTCAGGGAATACTATCGGCAAGTTCTTTTTAGCAAAGATGCCGAAGAAGCGTTTTCTTGTGGTGTAGGCACCGAAGTCGGCAGCATTTAAGATGCGGTGCTCAAAGTTGTAACCGTACTTCTTGACATTGCGCACCCACTTTTGATAAAGCCGGCCTTTGTCCATGCTGATAGGTTTCCCATTCTCATCCATATCTCCCCATGACATAAACTCTTCTACATTTTCAATCTGAATGTAGTCAGGGTCTATAACATCAATATAACGGAAGAGATGTTCTGCCAACGTTCGGCTGTCGGCATCTCTCGGCTGACCGCCTTTGGCTTTCGAGAAGTTGGTACACTCCAAAGAGGCATGAAGCATTATCATGGCATCAGGGTATAGCTGACGGATACGTTCTACAATAGTGCTTATCGGGGAAAGTTCCAGTGTACGGATATCCTCAATAAAGTGAAGTGCATCAGGGATATTGGCATCATGTGAAAGGATGGCATTCTTGTCATGGTTCACACAGCAAACAACCTTTGCACATCTATTTCCATCCAATCGTGCTTCTTCCACACCTTCGGACAAACCGCCGGCGCCACAAAAGAGATCAATGACAAATAGTTCTATATCGGACAGACCTTCAATGGATTTTAAGATATTTTTCTGCGATTTCATAACTTCTCCTTTTTAAACAGGTGGCTGAACGCATTATCCAAATCCAAGTCCAGATTCAGTTTGGACGGGAAAGATTTAATGTATTCGTACATCTTATAAGCGAGGTTGTCATCATCACCGCACCTATCAATCAGTGTGAGCAACATGGCGTTCACCATGTCAGAATCATTGCCGAAGTTTTCCTGAGTGGATTCGCTGCAATGATTCACATCACTTTTCAATCTCTTTATCGCGGCTATGGCTGTGTTGAAGTTTCTTTTTGAATCGTGTCTGAGTTCAAAGCCTTCTTTCTTGTATTGCTGCTGCATTTCTAGAAGGTTGGTTTCTAAAACGTCCGTGAGGACAAATACGATGTTGGTTATCGTATTCAGTTTGTCTGTTCCTTGCATGATCGTGTATTTTTTAACAATTATTCTATTTGATACAAGCTATTTTAAAGCCGTACAATCAATTTTACTACATGAAAGCATCAACTACAGGCTTTCTTGTTGAAATTCTTGTCACGGGGCTGGGAATGCGGTCTATCGTCCTCTTTCTTCACCCTGTCAATCCATCTTTGAAACTTGGCAGCTACAAGAGGACAGTGGATGCGCAGGTTTCTGTCGCGTTCCGCTTCCCATTCACGTATCTTTATAAGCGTTTCGGTATTCATTGAAATAATGTTTTTTGAATTCTTGATAAAATGTACTTGTTAGCAGAATTGTCCCCGAAGTTCGAAGCATTCTTGCAATTCCGGCATTTTACATATACGGATTCCGGTTTGACTTTCCTTGCCATGCTGTCAGTATTTTCACGGCTTCCTCGTCCCCGGATTCCGCCCGACGTTTCAATTCGTTGTACAAAGTCAAAGAAGAATATCCTTCAGGTGGAATGAATTTTCTGTTCTCTATTTCATCCTGCACCCTTTTTCGGTTTATCGCGTCCAGCTCATAATTCCTTTCGGAATTGAACTCCTTGAAGAAAGCATTGCCTATTCTTCTGGTATCGAAAGACGCGAATGAATTGTCATACTTCCCGGCCTTGTAGCGTGCGAAAAACAGCATCAGTTCGGAAAGCTTGTAAGCCTTGGCCTGTGAGGCAAAGGATTGGCAAAAGATTCTTATCCCGTCGGCAACGCCTTTTTCCTTGCTGTTGGAAGCCCCGAATATGCCGGACACCTGTATGTCGATCCAGTATTCGGAAGAGCCACAGCCGTAAAGCGCATCATACTGCATCAGTGAAGGGCAATCTGCCATATAAGCCCTTTCCGGGTTTTGAAGGGCATATCCCCACTGGGCCGGTGAAAATACTCTTTCAACCTCAGAACGGTCTTTCCATTTGGTCAGCCAAGCCTTCTTCGAGGTCTCGCTTATGTTGTTGTAGCAAGCTAAGAGCGTAGGCGTTAGCTTCCTGTTTGTCTGTATAATTGCGCCTATTGTTGTTTCCATTGTTCCGTTGTTTTTCAAGTTCAATTTTCAGCCATCGGGCAAAATGCGATTTTGCATCTTGGGGTGATTTAACAGTTTCTCCCTCGTTTTGGAGCTTCATAAAGAACTTCTCCAAATAATCATAAAAATCAGGAGGCGCGAAATCCTTATATCCACATAAACGAGTATTCATGCAGACAGCTTCCATCCATGAACTATTCGACTTCAATTCTTCATGGCACTCATCCAACCCTCTTTCAAAAATCCCAGTCGGAATCTCTTCATACGCGCGCGGGGGAGAGAGATAATTATCTTTGTCTTTATCTTTGTCTAATGCGCGTACATTATACTGTAAGGGCTTAGGTTCAACTTTAGGTTCAACTTTAGGTTCAACTTTAGGTTCAACTTTAGGTTCAACTTTAGGTTCAACTTTAGGTGTCAAATTTTGATAGCTAATCTGATACCTTGTTTTATCCAGTCGTCCTTTTCCGCCTGATTTGAATGTGATAAGACCCGCCTGAACTAATCTGTTACGTGCTGATTTCATTGAGTTGACCGGCACTCCCACGTCAGATGATACCTTTGTATCACTACGCGCCCAGCTATCCACCCAGCCTAAACGATTCGCTGTTTTTAGCAAGTAAAAATAAAGCCTCGTTTCACAGCAGGTAAATTCCCAGTCTTCGTCAAGAGACCAAAACCAATTAATCAGTTCTATATAAGTCATATATCTTTCAAATAATTATCCACCACTTTAATAAACTCGTCTAATGACCGGACAACAACGTACTTCGCCCCAATACTCTCAAATTCCTTTTGATAAGCTTTCTGATTCTCTGACTGTCTGCCTGTCTTTGCTTTTAATTCAATACCACAAAAGGGATAGAATCTATTTGGAATAAGCAGTATCAAATCAGGGAAGCCAGCACGAACACCCATCTGCTTGAACTTGGAAGCTTCAATAGCATTACGCTTTCCTCCATTGGGAGAATGATGGAGCCTTTTCGTCCATTTAGGGTATTTAAAATCCCAATATTGAATAATAGCCTTTTGAAGCTGATCTTCTAAATGTCTCATTCTCTCTTTTTAATTAAAAGCCCCGAAGCGTATTCTCCGGGGCACAACCATTATTTATTAACCCATGCCATTTATGTGTGGCTCACATTTATGAGGGATAAGCAGGAGTCGAACCTACCAAACCATAATTGGGCAGTGCCAGCAATCATGATTAACTTGCCGATTGAAGCTTCATAAATCAACAAGCCCTTACAACGTATATTGTGCACTTATCCATAATAAGGAACACAGCCAGTGCTTACGCCCCATATTCGCCCACCCTATTTTCACAAACCGAGCAGGCATAAAGTTTATAAGAAAATAAATCTAAAATTATCCTCACCGTCCGGTTCTTCGTCCGGCATATCATTACCGAAATCCATCGGAATGAACCAATCTGAAATAAACTCTTCCATATTAGTCAATTTTTAAGCATTAGGGAACTCTGGTTTAACATCTGGATTTGCTTTATAAGGATAAACATCCATAATAGCAGTTTCTGCTACCGAAGCAATAACGTAGTCTGCCATTGTGCCTTTCATTCCTTCATCCAGTTTTTTGACTGCATCTCTCAAATCGGCTGCTTGAACAAGAATGTTTGTGGATGTTTTCTTTTCCGCACCAGTTTTTTCATCCAATGTGATAAAGTATAACTTGCATTTAAAATACCTGTCAGCCGATTCTTCATCTGAGAAAAATATCTCAGAATAGTTGGCACGTTTTATGTCAGAAACAGTAAACTCACCGCTGATAAACGGTGTCATTTCCTCAATACATCTTCCTTCGCTTTCTGTAAAAGATAAAGAATCAAATAAATAGGGTTCCGTTACTTTCTTGTTCATGCCGTTTTCCATTACTTTCTCGTATCGAATCTTTACCTCAAACCATGTGTGCATCATAATCATTCCTCCTTTGTCTTGTTACGTTCCTTAATCATTGCATCAGCTATTTGGTAAGCTGTTTTAGCCTGTCCTTCATGATTGTAGTTTATAACACTTTCTTCTTCGGATGGGAAAAACAATGTTACAACTCTGTTCCATAAAGTTCTCCTGCGCTTTGCTGTCATCATCATGCACTTCATTGCTTCAAGCGCAATATGATCCCGCGAAATATTCGATTCCATAATTTTATTACTTTAATTGATTAATAACTTGTCTTTTGATTTTCTTGTACAACTTCCCGACAAAACGTCCATGCTTCTCTGTTCCGTCATCGGGCAACTCGTTTTTATAAATATGAAGAAGTAACTGGATGAGAAGCACTTCTTGTTTTGTCAAAGTAAGTTTCATTTAAATATAAAATTTGTTTTGTTCGACCTCTATCTCCATTAACTGAATCAAACGTTCTTCTTCTGGAGAAGGAATATATATACCTTGGGCACCTGCGAAATTTCTGAATCTCTCAATAGTCATACTCATTTCAGCACAGTCAAGGTCGGCAGAACTTCGCAAGTACTTTATCCTACCCAAAAACTTATCTTCCCTCTCACGAACGAAAGTGTCTTTGTTGCACAGAATCTTGTAATAGTTCCGCTTTACATATTCCATCGTTTCACCGATTTGGCAACCGAAATAAGCAAGGCAGACATGGAGGTATTTGTTCTGATTTAAAGATCTTTGCGGTTTCTTTTCCGTCAATTCAAACACCTTCTGTTCCTTTATCAACTTCTCCAGCTTCGCTCTTGCCTGCTGGACGTGGAGAGGATTAGAGCCATCGTACTTCATCAGAATGGCAAATCTAAATCATCATCCGACACGCTTGGTGCATTATTTATATCCTCTGGGGTGGGTGATGTATTCTGAGGTACAAACTCTTTGAAATCTCCAAAAATATATTGCACTCCTTCTACCCGTTCCTCTCTTTTAGGAGAACAAGTGATGAAATGCGTATGCCCGAACTGGGATTTCTCTTTGCGCTCGATAACAGCCACATTCACATAGATTCTTTCAACTCCGTCTTTACACTTAATTTTCTTCATCTGCTCACGAGGTATATCAGAGAGACAGATAGAACCACTTAAAATTGCCATAATTATATTGTTTTTAATGTTACACTTCCAACTACTGGAATCTCTTTTAAATATTTCTTATACAAATCAGGATAATCTTTCTCAAACGCCTTCTTGTCGAAATCCTTTCTGATAGTGTCCTTTTTGCGAGTAAATGATATGATATCACCTTTCCAACTATATTCACCGGCTTCTACCATAGCCATCATAACGCCATCAGTTATTTCTTTCTTTTTATCGGACCAATATTTTGCCTGTGATACAATTTCCTGTATTGTCCTCTCCATCTTTCGGTACTCTCCAGGAAGAGTAACAGGGGATATGGAATAGGGATTCACAAACTGTCTGCCTTCCGAATCACATTTCAACAGATTTATTACAATTTCTGATGGTATTCTCTCGACTTCTACTATTTCATGGTTTTTACCTCTCAACCATATACCTATAAGCCTTACCGCATTGCATCCCGGATTCTGCAACTCAAAAAAGTATGCATATATACTCAACTGCCATCTTACAGATTCCTTGTCAAGCACGTAAGTGGTCTTTATATCACCTAAAGTAAAATCCGTATCATTTTCGCGATAAACCTTGTCGATACAGCTTGCATAGTGCTCATTGTCAGATACAAGATATTCGGAACATTCGTACCTCAATCCCCAATCATCTTTCAGTTCCTTGTATCCTTGTGCTTCATCGCTGTCATGAGTTATCCCCATATCATCGACAAGTTCGCAGATACTATGGATCATAGTACCTCTTTCAGCCGCTTTCCTTAACACGTCTTCGGGAACATCACGGTATTTATCGGGGAAAAGCTGTCTGCCTATCACGGAAGTAATACCACTTAGTTCCTTATCCCCTAGCATATAAGTATGTTCATCGGGATTGAAAACGACTTGTGATTTGATTAGTTTCATTTCAGTTCTCCTTTCCTTCTTGTCACCGCTTCAACAAAACGTTTGTCACTCTGTAATTCCTTATAATTTCCCCATACTACCTGTAATGTCTCGATTGACAGGCTTGATCTTACTTCCTGCAATGCCATCGCAAGGAAATCCGTTTCCTCAGGTGTTGTACTATCAGGGTCCTTTTGCTCTTCTGTAGGAATCAGGAACAATTGAAGCAAAGAATATTTCAACGCTATGCTCATTGCTTTATTCATTCCTTTATCGCCTGCGTCCATTGCTTCACCCACATTTACAGTTTCCACAAAGCTGCCATCAGTGGTCATATACCTAAACTTTATCGTAGCCCTTGTAAATGTGTTCGTACCGCCGGATTTCGTTATCCTGTTCTCCGTTGTGAAGTTCTGCACTTCCTGTAGTATGAACACCTCATTTTTTGAGAATAATTCATGAAGTTCGTTCATAACGTTGTCAATCCCACGGAATTTGAATCCCTGTTGCTGGTTCTTCTCCGATTTGGTGATAGCCTTTGTCTCTTTGAGGATATTGGCTATCTTACTGTATATTAACTGTTCACTCATTATAAAATTATTATTTACCAACGCAAAAAAGGCAGGTCCGCAGTCCTTACAAAGTTCCGCTTCCTGCCATGATATCTCTCCGATTCTTCAAGTTCGTTTTCAAGAGAATCGATTTCTTCATTAAGCAAGGATATATATTTACCTTTACAGTCAGCATTGAATGTGAGCCTTACCGATTCCTCACTCATTGACTGGACTATATCAAGCTCTGAATAAAGTTTTTCCAATTCATCGCTTATCTGGCTTATAGTTCTCATACCTTTTCAAGAAATTGGATCGGCAACGAGCATACACCTTTCATATTAGGATATTTGACATCAGCATATCCGTTAGCGATATAAACTATTGTACCTGTCAACGTATCACCTATCTCACGTACTTTATCACCTTTCTTCATAACCATTTTATTTTAAGTTCAACTTTAACCGGAGGATTCTCCATCTTGGAAAATCCGTCAAGAATCTGCTCTTTAAGAAGTTTGGGAGGTCTGTCAGTAATCTTACTATCCAATACAGACAGTTCCTCACGTTCACCGTCATAAAACACAAGCGTTACGCCTTGAACTATGTATGGATTCATGGCAGTTTGGTATAAGTAAGATTTACACCGATACATTCATGTGTCGCACGGATACTGTTACGGTATTTTTCCAAATCATCCACCATAACAGGCATGAACAATTTTACAGTATCCCTGCCACCGCTGGCATACACAAGCTGGCAACTTGTTATTTGATATTTCTTTTCCATGATATTTATATTATTGCGGCAATGGTTTCCAAAAATCAATGTCCCATGCCCGGTTAGTATTTCCACATATCCAAATGTTCTTCTTATGCTCACTATCGAATACCAACATCCCGGTATTCACAAATTTCCCGGAACTCTTTACAAACACTCTTGTGTCTAATGGTGGAGGATCTTTTTCTGCATTCCTCCATTCCATGGATTCCAAAACAAATTGAGCACCTTTTTCAAAATCCACTGATGCTGTTCTTTTGTGCGTAATTCCATGTATGCCATTTGCATACTCTCTGGCTTTCTCCTTTATTATATTTATATCCATAACTTAACTTGTTTCCAATTAAAAAACTCCTGCTATCTTCACAGACTACAGGAGCAAGACCTAAACGACTTAATCTATCACTTATGATAACTTACAGCCACCGTCAGCGGAATCGGACCGCCATACTATCCGTTAAATGGAAGTAGAGATTAGAACAGATAATTATTTATGTTTATTACCTTAGACAGTACCAACCATGGACGGTGAAATTCCGTACCTATATTCACATACCGGCACGGACAGACAGCAAAAACTTTATGAAAATAACAAAGAAACCAGATGAAAAAATCATTCATATTCCTTTAACTCTCTTTGTATGTCATTACCACCAATCTCACACACAATAATGAGATAATGGAAAATATAATCACCGATACGGATTTTATAGGACTTTCCGTAACTATCGCACCATAAATCATTCCTAAGGAACATAGGGTGGCAAATATAGACAGGATAAAATTAGCTGTTTTCATTATATTATTTTTGGGGAAGTTTACTGAACCACTGGTGGAAGCTCTTGTATTTGCTTCATAATGTTAGATACTTCATCCGCATCTACATAGCCGATTACATCATTTGTTATTGAAGTGTTATAGCAAATTCCATTATTATCAAGAACTGCAACCTCATAAGTATCAATACCGTTGGAGTAAAACAAAGTACCTTTTAAAACACTTATTCCATATCCGTTCTCAAACTGCATTTTAGCATGCCTTGCGTTCATATATTCCTCACGGATGGAAGAAGGTAAGAGAAATGCATCTTTAGTCATTTCATGTTGTTTAAAAACCAAATCCTTGAATTGTTTTAGTTCATTCATGTCATTTTAATTATAAGTTTGTTCCCCTCAACGGCTTAAACCGGTTGTCACCCCGAATCTTACGGGAGGGGATATATTAGACCTTCCGGCGGTACTTGTGCCCAACCAAGTTTACTTAATGCACTAAGGACAAATCGGTGCACCGAAAGTATGTTCAATCAATCATTATAGACCCTCAATACGTCACGGCATCCCTGCTGGTATTGACTCCTATAATCAGTCCGTTTGTCTGCATTATATGGCTTATGAGTTACACCATATAAACATTCACAATGTGTGAAAGAACTTTGAACAGTTCCCCTCAACGGATTAAACCGGTTGTTACCCCGAATCTTACGGGAGGGGATATATTTATTTGGCTGCTGAAATACAAGCCAATTGTTTCTTCAGATAACTTATACGATCACATTCCATATCACATATTTGACTACCTTGTTTTTGGTTGTGAGGATAATGCTTACATTTCCCCCTTTGAAAACAAGGACATGACTGCCGGTACACTATCACAGTTCTTTCTTCTATCTCCTTGCATGCAATACCAATAGCTTCCAGCGCGTCAGCTTTAAAAATCAACGGTTCTACCGGATTACCATGCTGGTAGCATTTATTATTTATAAAATCGGTTGCCTTGCTCATTTTTTATTTATCTAATAAGCATTTATTTACATCTTGTTTAGAGAAATACAACAGTTTGCCCTTTTTAGTATATGGGATAGTACCATCATGACCGCGTTTTCTTAAAGCCCCTTGAGATATTCCTGGATATTTTGCGCATCTAGCAGAATTCATTACAGAATCATTCTGTTTTCCCGTCACTTCTGCAAATCTTTCCGTGAGCATATTCATTTCTGTCCTTGTCATCATAACCTTTGAATATTTATATTCTCACTCTGATAATGGATTCTGCACCACCATAATTCTTTATCGCCTCTTCCCTTATTCTTACTGCAAGTTCAGTGTTGACAATGTACTTTAATGCTTTGCGTACTGTTTCACCGCTAACCCCGAAATGAGATGCGATGTGTTTCTGTGCACCTTGTGGAACGATTATCCGTGGGATTTCTTTGGTTCTTCCTATTTTATTCATAATATTAGTATATTAATTATTGCCGTTGCGAAATGAAACTGTATTCAGCTAGTTTTTACATTGCAAAAGTAAGCGTTTTAATTTTCAGTTGCAAATTAAACCGCTAAAAAATATAAGCTAAACCGTTATTTAGAAACATTCTAAAAACAACTGTAAATGAAAGAATTACTCAAATAATATCTCAATTCGGATATAAAAGTAAAAGATCTTTTGCAGAAAAGATAGGTATCGCACAGACATCACTTAATGATATCCTAAGAGGAGCAGAGCCAAAATATTCAACATTATATATAAAATTTTGGAAGCTGAACCGCTTGTTTCTTCGGAATGGCTGCTCCGTGGTGAAGGTGAGATGCTTAAATCTCAGCCCACATCACTTGATTTAGAATCAAAAACGAATAAAACATCCGCACCACATCAAATTGAAACAAAAAATATTAACATAGATTTACATGGAGAACAAATAGACAGCAAAAGGACTATCGAAGTCCTTATAAAAGCAATAGAAACATACCAAACACGTATGGATGACTTACTAAATGTCATCGAAGTGCTTAAAAATGAAAACACCGATTTGAAAGAACAGTTAGAAAAACCAAATGTAAGCTAAACAAATGAACATCTTATCATGTTTTTTAAGGAGATTAAAAACCTTAGATATGAACAATGATATAATACTACCCCTGACACTTACCTATGTATGCTTTTGTATGCTTTAAAGTTTGATTGGCGTTAAACTTCAAGTGTCGGGGGTTATTTTAATTCTGCCCCCTGAAAGAATTACTTTTATTAAATGAGTTTTTCTATTATATGCCACACTTCTACCTGTGGCGAATAATACTTGATGTTGCTATCTCATCTTGCACCTCCCTTCTTCTTTATCAGCCAAATGACTACGATTAGCAATACTAATATAACACCTATAGATAACTCTCCTAGTTCTAATTTTGTCTTCTGCCACCATGTTAATTCCTTCTCCACAGGATAGGGGACTTCTACATCTTTCTCCTTCTCTATATAGGCTGTATCGCGAATTGTCCTGTCACGGTAGACTATATGCCACTTGTCAACTAATACAGAATCGCCTTTCTCTTTTACATAGATAGAATCCTTAATGTGAATGGAATCACGTTCATACACAGTAAGATAAAGACTGTCAGTCCTTATTGTTTCTACCGGAACATACCTTATACTCCGGCATGACCCAAACAGCAATAGCAATGCTATCCCTACCGCAATCCATATATAGATCCTTTGTTTCATCCCTCAAATTTTATATCGTTGATACGGTTCATCCAACCACGTTTGAACTTGTTGTTTGCTGGGCGTTTCCGGCATATATCCTCAATAAAATCAAACCGTGCAATCTTGATCTGGTCAAACAATTCACGGGGATTACGGGAATTAACTGCAGCAAGTGTCTTGGGACCTACAATGCCATCCACTGTAACACCAAGCAAGCGTTGAGGAATCTTAATTCCGTGCGCACCGGATGCCCAGACCCAATCAACCAATATGTCAGCAACTGATTGCGATTTTATCTCATCAGCCTTCCATCTGTCCCAGTACATGGTTTTCAAGATTTCCGTCCATTCCTCTTTCGTGATGTTTTTCAATCTTTCAACCGTAGGCTTGGGATAGCCTTTCTTCCGGCAATACGTTTCATAAGTTCCGATGGTTACGCCCATATTGGTAGCCCCTCCCAAATCGTCAGGGTCATTTATAAAACCGCCTTCCCACTTCAGGATAAACGGTGCAAGTTTTCTTACGTCAGCCATTTCTCTTTCCCTCCTTTTCTTTTTCACTATCAAACAATATCTGAGCCATGATCTTGGCAATATCATCCTTGTTCTCGATAATCACACTCATTGTGTTTTCTGCCTTGCGCAACTCCGCTTTTTCCCATGATTTTTCACGAACTGATTTAAACTCACAGAAAATGCAGTACCCCGTCCAAATCATTGAAAAAATAGGGAAGGGGATAACTACGCAGCATAACAGGTCAATGAAGCACAATTCTATGAACGGGGTGAAATACTTCTTCGCTTTGACGGCTGTTTTCTTATACCCCGTGGATGTTCTTGCCTCCCCCCGTTGCTTGGCTTTCATTACTCCCGTGATAAGGTCTACTAACATAGCCCCCATTGTAGCCGCAATACACAAGGCTATAAGCACAATATGTATCATCATGTGCTCGTTGATAAAATTGTAAATTACGTCTTTCATTTAAAGTAAGTTTTGAACACATTAATATGATAGATATTCACCTGTCCATAGTTGGCATCAAATATCTTCTTGATCTCGTAGCCCAATCCATAAGATAATGCTTTCATTCTTCGCCAGTTGATGGAACGCCAGTTCATATTATGCTCCTTTGCCCAACGCTTGATACTGTACCATTCTTTGGATTCATCAAGTTGCTCGGTCTTCTGTTCTATTTGTTTCTGTTGCTCCTCAATCTTCATTTGCTGTTGGGCAGCTAGCATAAGGGCCTCTCCAAAAGATTGAGGGACGTTATACTGAGAGTGAAGCGAGTAACTACCTGTATTTACCACCGAAGGAACAATCTCATCAAATATCCAACTCTCAAACTCGTCAGCTTTCGGCATCTGACTTTTGGTTATCAAGCGATAGATGTTGCCTTCGCTGATAAACTTCATTGATTTCATTTGTATAGCTGGCGTGCCATCTGCTTTTAATCCAGTTTGCACCCCTACTTCCCGAATCGTTATGGAGGCTGGTTTACAGTGATCTATAATTGCTTTTGATGGATTTGAATACTGTAGAGAAGTGGCAATATCCATTCCGCAAAACCAACTTTTACCATTTTCAACATACATACGAACTTTGCCAAATAGTGGGTGTTCGTAAACCATAATTCCACTCATTTCAAGAGCAGACGAAACTTTTTCTACAACTAGCATATTACTTCTTATTATATATTTAATAAACATGTCCTGCACTTTTGCATCACATTAATTATCAACGTTTTTAATTACTTTTGCCTGTTGAATCTTCGTAAGTCGTTGATACAAAAGCTAAACGCAAAAATGCGTTTAGTAATTCATCATCTGTATTAAGAATTGACAATACTTCTTATTACAGAGGCATGTCTTCTTTATTTGGTCATACAAAACAAAAAAGAGCCTGCTACGGAAACTAATCCGCAACAAGCTCTTGGCTTTATCAAATATGTAGTATGTCCTTTCGTCATAATCAATGTGGCGTGCATCTTCACACGCTTCCACAAAGATAAATATTGCTTCTCTCTTTCGCAAATAAGAATACAAAAAAAGAACGACCGCCAGCAAAAAGCACAGCAGCCGTTCAATCCACGCCCTACTCTCTATCCCATTTTCCCAAGAAGACAATAGCAAAGATATCAAACAGGTTGTATCCACATGGGAAAAAGGTTAATAAAATATATGTTGTATAATCTGTTATTTTAATTTAGATTAAACAAAAATAATATTTAAATTGTTTGTTAATAAATAAATTAATTTGTTCCTTTGTAGCAGGCAATAGCCTTCATGGTGTGAAGTTACACCATACCCACTTTTAGAACGTGATCACTGTGGAGGCAATTGCTGTATTATAACGGCGGTTGCCTTTATTGTTGAACAATGAAACATTGGTTTAAGATACCTTCTTTAAAGAAGTCGAATAAGGATATGTATAGTGATGCTACTTATCATGGTAAAGATGATGGTGGTAATTTTATTTATGTTCCTAAATGGGTGGAAAATCTGTTTTCTGGCAATAGAGGGGATATAGATTTTGACATGTCGACCGTTGAAGGGAAATCAAGAGCCTTACATGAATGTTGGCCGTTTGCAATGGTTCTAGATCATTGCGGAAGAATGATGCAGAATGGGCGGTATTATGTGACGGATATTAACGGAAACGAGAAGAGGAGTTTCAAAGACATTGTGACTCTTCTGAATCGTCCGAATGTGATACAGAGTGGGCGTTCTTTTATAAAGCAGATTGAGATATCTTTGAAGTGTTTCGGATTTTGCCCTGTCTATACACTAAGAGCTTTAAAGTCTGATCTCCCTAAATCCATGATGGTAATACCTCCCGAATTATTCTACATGGAATCATTCGGTAAGGACCCGTTTACTCAAACAGAGCTTTCTTCAATTGCTAGTAAGGTATATATACGTTGGGGAAATGAGAATATAGAACTTGGTGATGAGGAGTATTTTGTCATATACGATTCGATAATGGATATTCCAAGTAATAATGGAGGGAGAATTACCTTCCACTCCCCTGTGGACGCATTATCTACTCATACTCGAAACTATATGGCTCAACTGATAGGGAGAGGAAACCTTATTGTTAATGGAGGACCTAAAGGGATACTATACGGAAATGATACGACTGACGTAGGGAATGCAGCTATTACTCCGTCTGAATCCAAGAAATTGCAGGATGATTTCAAAAGGAAATATGGTATAGTGCATAAGTTGTATGAAATCATGGTGACTCCTAAGAAACTAGGGTGGATTACATTGGGGTCAAATACAGACCAATTGAAGCTTCATGAGGAGGATAAGGCGTGCTTGGAAGCGATAGCTCAGACGATAGGCTTTGACCCCAATCTGATTATACAAGGAAGTACTTATGATAACTCTTCTCAAGCAAAGAAAGCGGCATATCAGGATCTTATTATCCCTGACAGTGAATCTATAACAGAGGTTCTGACTAATGCTATATGTAAGGACAGGGCAATAATCAAAATGGACTTCACTCATGTCCCTTGCCTTCAAAAGGATATGAAAGAATTGGCGGATGCCTTGTCTACAGCCTCTAATGCTGTAGCTTCATTGTATAACAATCGGCTGATTACTTTTGAAGAAGCAAGAACCGAAATGTCCAATTTTACAGATATTGATCCTGATAACCCTAAGGGAGAATTTAAAAGTGAAATAAATAATGATGGAGACAAGCAAATACAAGAACAGGTTGGGGAAGCAGTATAAATCCTTAGCTTTTTATGCAAAGGAGATACAATATGATTCTGGCAGTAGAACTATAAGTGGTTATGCTGCGGTTTTCAATAACATTGATAAATCCGGTGATATGCTCCTGAAAGGTTGTTTTTCAAAAAGCATACAGGAGAGAGGTCCGGGAAGTTCTGCTAATGATAAGATTATCTTTTTGTGGATGCATGACATGCATGAGCCTATAGGACGCATTACGCTTCTGCAAGAAGATGAGAAAGGGCTTTACTTTGAAGCGTATATTGATGATGTGGAAAGAGGAAATCAAGCGTTGAAACAGCTTGAAAGTGGAACTTTGAACCAGTTCTCTATAGGTTATAGTTATGTATGGGAAAAATGTGAATATGACAGGGAACGTGATTGCTTGGTTGTAAAGGAAGTCATTCTGTATGAGATATCCGTAGTGTCCATAGGATGTAATGGAGAAACTGAATATCTTGGTCTGAAATCGGCAGAAGAATATGAAAGTGCGTTGGAGTCACTTCCGGTTGAAATAAGTGATGTATGTAAAGGACTTCCGATAAGAAAGAGGGAGGAAATCCAAATGTTAGTAAGAAAAGCGATGTCACTCGCTCGATACAAGCCGGCAGACAAGCCACTTGATGAAGAGGGAGCCGATGAAAAAATAAAACTATTTACAAAACCTTTAAAACTTAAAGAAGCATGAAATTTGACTTTTTAAGCAAAATTGATTTGTCGGTAATGGATGAGGTTTCCGTGAAGTCATTACAGGCGTTGCAGGACGCAATAAACGCTACTGTAGGCGATTTCATGGACGATACTATCGACAAAAAAACTTTTGAGGATAAATTAAATGAGGTTTCTCAAAAGATAGATTCCGAAAAGGAATTGGAAACAGTGCGTAAGGAACTTGGTGAGATGAAAGAGATAATCGTTCGCATGAAAGGTGCAATGCATAAGAATGAAGACGGGCAAATGGTGTTCAAGTCTGTAGACCAGCAGATTGAAGATCAATTGAAGGATTTCATCACAGTAGGCAAGCATGGAGAGAAAACTGTGGACTTGAAAACGGCTTGTAAGCAGTCCCCCGGTTTTAAGAAAAGCCTTACGCTTATTATAAACAAGAAGGAGGTTGATCCCTTGAAGAGTACGGGTGTGGCACCACATTATAACATGACAATTGATAGTCAGTTATCTGTTGATCCACGTTCCCAGACTGTAATCCGTAAATTTGCCAATGTGGCAGCAATATCTACACGATCATTGACTTATGCGGAGTTCAATCCAGGTGAAGAAGAAGCTGAATGGGTTCCAGAAGGCGGTCTTAAGCCTATGATGAGCGGTACATTGGCAGAAGTTACTATCAATGCTGGCAAAGTGGCTCTTGGCACAAAAGTAACCGAAGAAACATTATCTGATTTGCCTCAGTTGGTTGCGGAGGTTAGGGCTGAGATTATCAATCGTATTGGTTTGAAAGAAGAAGAAGGTATTCTGTCTGGTACTGGTTCCGGCGGTCAGATTAAAGGGATTGGGAGTGATATACCTACATTCTCTTTGACAGCTCTGAAAGTAGAGAAACCCAACACTTATGATGTTATTGTTGGTATGTATACACAGATTGTATCAATGTCCAATATGGCTTATCGTCCAAACCTTGTGCTTATGCATCCTCTTGACTATGCACAGATGCAGTTGACTAAGGATGTTAATGGACAATATCTCCGTCCTTTCCGTATTGGTGATGAACTGATTCAAGGTTTGAAAGTGGAAACCAGCACTGCAATCAAACAAGGTGATATTTGGGTTGGCGATTTTAACTATCTTAACATCCGTGATGTATGGGTTCTTACCATTACACTTGGATGGGAAAATGATGATTTCACTAAAAATATGGTGACTATCCTTGGTGAAAAACGTCTTATGGTGTATATTAAAAAGCAATATAAAACTGCATTTGTCAAGGATAAGATTGCGACCGTTATTGAAGCTATAACCCCTGCCGGTATTGGCGGATAAATTTATTAAATATTATGAAAGTAAATTTGACTAAAACTTATGAGGTTGAGTTCGCAAAGGACGGGGCCGTTTATAAAAAAGGCGATAAAGTAAGTGTTAATATGTTACTTGCAGGTAAGTTCTTCCAAGATGGACGTGTTGCCACTGTTCCTTCGGAATTGATGGAGGACGCTAAGAAAATCGGTGCTGAAGATTTGTTCAATAAAAAGAAGAACCTCAAAGATATTGTGTAATGTTGGTGGATTATACTTTTTTCCAAGGTGGCATTCTTGATATCGAAGGTGCAGTATTGAATATACATACTCCTTCTGAGACTAATAAGGCAATTGTTGACAGCCTTCAAGGCTTTGTAACGCAATATGAGCCGGAATATTTAGAGAAGCTCCTAGGGGAAAAGTTGTATAAGGAATTCTCATCCTATATTTCCAACGATGGAAAAACTAAGGAAAAAAGATGGGATGATCTTATAGCGCATCTTGTCATGAAATATAGTGATGGCGATAGGGAGATTTCCAAATCCCCCATCGCCAACTATATATACTTCCATTACTTGAGACATAATCACACTCAGGCGACTATTACAGGAGTGAAGGCTGATGGAGATGATGGTCGTCTTGTAAGTCCCGAAAGGAAAATGATGTTTGCATGGAACGACATGGTAAGAATGAATATCAGACTTGTGAGATGGCTTCAAGCCAATAATGCGGACTATCCGGATATCGCCACCGATTTCGAATTGATGGAAACAATTAATTCTTTTGGGCTATGATAATTGATATAATATCAGATGTATGTGCTTCCTTGTCAAAAAGAATGGATCAACAGATAAATTACATATATGGTGACAGTTCTTATATAAGGGAAACACTTCTTCTTCTTGGGAAAAGCAGGGTGACAGCATCGGGAAAATTCCCAATGATAGGGCTGTATGTTCCCTTAGACGAGGAAAGGGATAGTGAGAATTATTTTTGTAAGGCATCTGTAAACATAATAATCGCTACCAATACACTGGAAAAGTATACAAATGAACAACGTCGTGAGATATCTTTTGAAGGTATTCTTCGACCTTTGTATTACCGATTCATAGAAGAGTTAAAAAAATGTGATAAATTTGATTTCGGTTACTCCGGTATTGTAAGCCATACATATTCAGAAAATTATAGTTTTGGAAGACGTGGCGCTGTTGATGTTGACGGTAAGGAAGTTGGCGAAAAGATAGATGCTATTGAAATAAAGAATTTGGATTTAACAGTTAAAAATCAGAATTGTTATGCGAACAGATATTAGAGAGTGCGGCAGCACGTCCGGATTTAATACTGGAATGAGTTACTGCCCCCTGCAACCGGACAAGGTCGCAGGTGTTATATTGGTCATTCATGGCAAAAAACTGCCCAAGGAATTGACTGCTGATGCTTTGGAGGAAGCCTGTCATGCTGATTATCCGGACAGAATTTATCCTATTACAGGATTTTCGGAATACGCGGTAAGCGGCGGTGAACCCAATACAACAGAAAATGGTTATGCCGGGTCGGAAATAACGGGCTATTCGGCAAGGACGGATACATTCACGTTGCGTAAGTTTAATCTAGCTTTACAAGCTAATCTTGTAGCCAACAAGGATACATTGTTTGATATGTATGTTTTTGACAAGAATAATGTAATCTACGGAGAAGATGACGGAACAGATGAACTTGCAGGTTTTGCATTATCTGGTGTTTACCCTACAGGACAGGCTTATGATTCAAGCGGTCAGAAGGCTTATCTTGCGTTTAATGCGATGTATTCCGATACCGAGAAGATGATGAAAAACATGTCTGTAAAGCAAGCGGGTGTCAATTTGGAAAATGTTCTCAAGGGATTGAATTACGTTGAGTTTGTCAAAATGACATCTCCTGAAAATACATATAAGCTCGTGGATCATTATGACCGCACGGATCTTACTGCATATTATGGATCTATATTGTCTGAGAAGGCTTCAACGGTCGTTTCTGGTGCATCAGCGCTGGAATACAGTAACGGTGTGCTTACAGCGACAGGAGGTGTGCCGGTGCTTAAATCTCCTTCTATTCTACAGACTAATGAAGTCATTGGAATTGAACAATGGGTATAATGAGAATTAATGGAGTTACATTTATAGAATCCGAAGTGGTTAAGCTTTCATTGGATGAGTTTGTCGCTCAGAATATAGATGTATTCTGGAAGGACATTTCTAGAGAAAGGCGGAAATCAAGGCTGGTTTCCGTATATAATAGGATTATCAATAACAGTAATTTAGGAGGCGGGGGAGATTGATCCCCCGTTTTTGCTATGACATTGGAGGAATACGCGAGATGTTGGAAGAAATTGGCTGATGGCATTCAGCCAATGATAAGGGATAAAATGGAAAGGGATGTTCCTCAGTTTGAGGAATATATACGAGAACAGCTATATAGTGGTGTTGATGGCGATGAAAGCCCTTTAATTCCCGGATATACAGAGGACCCATACTTTAAAAAAGCTTATGGAGAGCATTGGAGGAAAAATGCCGAACGCTATAAGAATTGGAAGACAAAGATACAGAAACCAAAGCCTTCATATTTGGGTTTTTCTGCAAGAGGAAATAATACTCCAAACCTTATCATACGTGGAGATTTTTATAGTTCCATCACGGCAATACCAATATCAAATGGTATAAGGATTGCCAGCTATGGCGTTTCTTTTGGTTCTGATATTGAGAAGAAATATGGTTATAAAATTTTCAAGGTAAGCTCCAAAGCAAGGAGGCATTATGTTACGTACAGGCTTATGCCCTCTATTGAGAAATTTATAAGGAGGTGCGAACTATGAAAAACTGCTTGTGCCAAGGGAATAAATCAATGAGGGAGATGGAACATATGCGTTCAATCGCAGAGAAGGCTGCTGTTATGGATGAATGTGTTTATATATTATACAAGGTTGGAGATGTGTATAAATTCTGTCGTGAAGGTGAAAACTGGTCAGGCGAGTTTATTGAATTCATATTTCCGTGAAATGATAGCGGACATCCGGAAGGATTACCGCTATCTATGTAAAGGATGGATCTACAAAATATCGTTTTCTCCTTTTTCAATATTGGCTCTTATTTGCCTTAGAAGCAAGAATGATCCTTCCATTTTGTAATTCCCTAAATTTTGTTTCGCCTGCATGATGCAGCTTTCGATAGTAAGGGCTAAATCGGGAGTGAACGCGGATTTATTAATTTGCATTGTTTGGGGGAGTTGGCTAGCATGATCATTAAACCATGCAATCATTTCATTCAATTCTTCCTCTGTGTAACTTTGTCTTTTTTCGGCCATATTATATTTCCCGTGATTAATGATGTTTATATATAAATATTTTATGCAAAAAAAGATATTTATTTTTTAATTGAAAAACAAAACTATCATTTATGTTGCAATTTAGATTTTGTCTAAATTATAGTATAAAAACGCCATATCATTAATTACCATGCGTTACTCTGTATTACTGTATATTACGGTCTGCTTTAGATCGTTTTGTATTGATTTATAATGTGTTGTATAATGTAAAAACATCATTTACCTTTGTAGCCGTTGCAAGTAGAGAGGCAACAGACACATGATTAAACAATCGCTCAAACGTGAGCCTTCTTTATATTTGGAAATCCGTTGCCTCTCTACTTTAGCAACGGATTTTTTCTTTCCTATAAGTTAGATTAAATCCATACAATCGGTTGTGACGCTGTGTGTGCACCTCCATCCGATTTAAACCTTGTAGAGGGCTGTGAAAACGGGGCGGGAAACCGCAGGAAGTACGATACAAGGAAGCACTTAGAGGATGCTTGTACGGGTGTCAACTCACCTAAAACCTCGAAGAGAATGCAAGTTGATGTCATTCTCCCTTGAAAGGTTCGGTCATTATACGAGAGTTTAAAGCTGCGAATCAAAGGGAAAGCCCGCTGGCTGTTTGGCTTAATATGTTCAAGTGAAAAAGAACTGCCAAATCGCCTAAAGGACACTCTGTACCCACGTGGTTGGTATTGCCGAGAGTTAAGATGTGATACGAATATTAAACATTGATGGATGATTAATATAAGAAAGATATAACTTTAAATTATAGCTTATGAATGAACTTGTTTTTAAAGGTCAGAATGACCAAGTTTTAACTAACAGCCTATTGGTGGCTGAAAAGTTTGGAAAAGAACATAAGCATGTCTTAGATGCTATAAGAGAGCTTATACAGGGGTGTGCCGAAACTTCGGCTGACCCTATGTTTGTTGAAGCTATAACGAATAACAAGAGCGAACTTTAATATTATTATATGGATAATTCGATTAAGATATTTAAGAATGATGTATTTGGCGAAGTACGAGTAGCTGGAACAAGTGAAGAACCGCTTTTCTGCTTAGCTGATGTTTGCAATGCAGTTGAGTTGAGTAATCCTTCATCAGTAAAAACAAGATTAAACGATGAAGATTTGCAACTGCTTGATTTACACGCCCTAAATCCTGATTTATACGTAAATGGGAATTCATTTGCTACGTTTATAACAGAATCAGCCTTCTATGACGTTCTTCTTTTTAGTTCTAGCAAGAAAGTAAAACCGTATAGAAGATGGGTTACGCATGAAATATTGCCCTCCATTCGTAAGTACGGTGCGTATATGACGTCCGATACTATAGAAAAGGCTCTTACATCTCCCGACTTTCTGATTCAACTTGCTACTACTCTGAAAGAAGAAAAACAGAAACGGATTGAAGCAGAAAAGAAGGTGGAAGAACAAGCCCCCAAAGTTCTGTTTGCTGATGCTGTAATAGGGAGTCGTTCTTCATGTCTTATAGGTGAACTGGCTAAGATAATATCTCAAAATGGATTCCATGTTGGGCAGAACAGGCTGTTTGAGTGGCTTCGCAATAATCATTATTTAGGAAGTGTTGGTGAACGTAGAAATATACCTAATCAGCAATATGTTGAACAAGGTCTGTTTGAATTGAAGAAAGGTACACGATCCGGCAATGATGGAGTGTTGCGTACTACTATAACAACCAAAGTTACCGGGAAAGGTCAATCCTACTTCATAAACGGTTTCCTGACTGGCAAATTCATCATTTAACCGATTGTACAACATTTCAAAGAACGAATTATGAAAAATACATTTGAATCAGCAAGTTACATTGGATTTATATTGTCAATTGTTTAATATTCATACCATTGTGTAAGATAAAAACATCATTACCTTTGCATTTGTAACAAGTGCAAGTCGTTACTTGATGTTGATTAAATATTCTCCTATTGGAGTTTATATATGACTGTACCGTAGTAGCTTGCACCTATTACGAGACTTTTTTTTATACGATTCCAAGCGTGGATAGTATAAGGGAGGAAAGCAGGAGTGAATAATGGCACAATGGGGTTCGATTCCTCACCTGCTACAATCAGTCAAAATAAATCCCCGGAGGCGGAAGTGACTGAGCCGCCAACGGGGAACAATATTAATCTTATATCGCAAAGATATGGAAAATTTTAATAAGTTAGTACCTATTGATGGGGAAAATGGCGAAAAAAGAACAATAAGTTCACTGCAAATTGCAGAAATTACAGGTAAGGCATATTGTGGCGTGTTGAAAGTCATTAGAAAGATGGATATTATGCGTGTGAAAATAACAATGAAAAATATATTTTCATTATTTGTTTGTTTGAAAAAATGTTGTATCTTTGTAGTGCGACACTTTTATATACATACTTGGTTTGTGGAATTTTTATGTTCCATTGATAGCTGCTGCCTAAAATATAAGCAGAGGTTTCTCCGTGCATATTCGCCCACAAGCCAATATGAAAGTGTCGCAACTTGGAGAAACTCTCTGCTTTTTTTATTTATTAACTTTTAATTTTCATTATTATGCGACACTTGAATGAAAATCAAATCTTCCAATACAACGGAAGTCCTATCACCTTTCAGAAAGGCGATAGTGTAATGGTAAATGCCACAGAAATGGCTAAACCGTTTGGAAAACGTTGTAATGACTTTTTGTCAACAAAACAGACGAAGGAGTTAATTAGTTCATTATCAGCCAAAACGGGAATTTCCGCAACGGGTTTAGTTACTGTAAATCAAGGAGGTAACAATCAAGGCACTTGGATGCACGAAGATGTAGCCTTAGAGTTTTTATCCACATTATCAGCCGTTAGGATAATTCCCCTAACGGGTTTGGTAGATAAAGCCTTCAAAAAAATATTGTTTTCGTTTGGTAGCTTAAGGAATTGTTGTACCTTTGCAGTGCTACAAGTTGATAGAATTATCTATCTCGCAGAGCAAGCGGTTAAGTTGCTCATATTTTATATGGGTATTTTTTATGCTCATACTTTAGGATATTGGCGGTTGCCTATACGTAAGTTATTGTGTGCTCTTCGGGGTAGACTATCAACTTGTAGCAGCGTATATGGTAACCGCTTTTTGTTTGCCTATTGCCTTCATAAATAACTTTTAAATGCTACAAGTTATGACAGATTTAATTTTATACAAAGAAACGATGAGTTCACTTGAAATAGCTGAACTCACTGGAAAGCGACATGATGCTATCTTACGTGACATCAGAAACTTACTTAATCAAGGAGTAAACGCCCACAATTTTGTGGAGGTTGAATACACCGATAAAAAGGGTGAGAAAAGACCTTGTTATGAACTTACAAAGAAAGGTTGCCTAATCCTTGCCAGCGGATACGATGCAAAACTCAGGGAAAAGATTATAGATCGTTGGGAAGAATTGGAAAGGGACAAACAAAACGGGAATTTTCAAACTCCTAGCACCTACATTGAAGCATTGGAAGCTTTGGTAGCTTCTGAAAAGGAGAAAGAACGGATGCGTATTGAATCGGAGCAACAGAAAAAGCAAATCGAACAGAAAGATGCTAAGATAGCAAAGATACAGCCCAAAGCGGATTTTGCCGACAAAGCCTTTGCGATGGAAGGCAAATGTGATATAGGACAGGCTGCCAAGATACTCGGCTTACCATTCGGACGAAATACCTTGTTCAAGAAGCTTCGTGAAGCAGGAGTATTCTTTGCTAACAGGAATGAGCCAAAACAGAAATATATTGATGCAGGCTACTTTGAGATGAAAGAAAAGCCTATCCCAAGAGATAATCATCCGGGCTTTGTCGTGATGGTTGTGCTATGCACACAGAAAGGGCTTGCATACATCAATTACCTGTTTGGTGGCAAACGTTCTGACGGGAAATTGATGAAAATAGCCTAATTTAAATCTTACATATTAATCAAGTCTTTCCCACCTTATTTTACGAGGTGGGCAGACTCTTTACATCCATAACAGTTGCGATTCGCAACACGAATAAAAAGACTATGAAAACAATAGATAAACTTGAAATTATACTTCAAAAAATGGAAGAACAAAATAATAGACTTGAACAGATATACGGCAAGCATCTCAAACTGATTGTATGCACTGGGAAAAGAAGTGAGAAGGTGAAATTTAAACATGAAGATTGAAATGCTATGTTTATAATTTATTTATACAACATTCTAAATTGCAAACAAATACGTTGAAATATTTTGATTTGGTTTTAAAAGTATATTACTTTGTTGAAAATAAACAATTTATTATAACTATATGAAAAAAGTATTATTAACTTTATGTATATGGTTGTACGCTATGTTGTGTATCGGACAAGGAGTGTCGCATCTTGAATTTAAGGGTATTCCAATAGATGGTAATTTACAGGAGTTTGTATCAAAGATGAAATTGGAAGGCTTTTATAGTAAGATGTATAATAATGAGGGTGTAATAATGCAGGGTGATTTCGTAGGAGAGAATAGCCATGTGTTCATTTATAGCACCACGGAAGAGAAAGTAGTGTGGAAAGTATCGGTGTATTTTGATTCATGGGATAATTGGCTGTCTTTGGAGAACCAATACTATGAGATTAAAGATATGTATACAAAGAAATATGGGAAACCAAAGAAACATTATGAATCATTTTCTAATGAAAGAGTTCCTATTGATAAAATGCGTGCAGTAAACTCCGATATCTGTGATTACGCTTCGTATTATTTCTTTCAGAATGGTGTGATAGTTGTGTCAATATCTCCTTTTGGCTGTGTGAAAGTATCGTATGAAGATGAATATAATTCATTATTAGGCAAACAAGAGGAAGAAAAATATCGAGAGAATGATATTTAACTATTTAATAATATAAAAACATTATTATGAAAAAGATTTTACTTGCATTTGTATTGATTGTGTCCGTGTGTTCATGTGGAAGGGTTTATTATCAGGAAAAAAGCACACTTCTTGATTTGCGTGAGTATTCTGGGGATAATGATTTTGTGATTAACCCTACCAATATTTCCAATGGTGATTTTACTCCGCTTGGTACATTGGAATTAGCCTTTATGACTGGGAACTCTGTAAAAAAGGATATGAGAAAATATGTGGAGGAAAAGAATCTCGGATGTGGTTCATACAGATATGTCCCTACTGTCAAGAGAATGGTATCAAAAGCCGTTGAAGAAGCCAAGTCATTGGGCGCAAATGGAATTATTTCTTTTGAAATAAAACGAGTACATGATGTTAAAAAGAATAATAGTGATATGGACACATATTATGTTACAGGAATCCCGGTTATATACAAGAAATAGTTTGTGCTCCATTAATAGGAGAATGATTGTTTGTTTTTAGTGGGGAGAAGTTTTTGCTTCTCCCTTTTTTATTTCCTTATCTTCATAATATCAATAAAATCACTATCTTTGCTCTTAGAAGGTGCATGAAGTCATGCACTACCCAAAACTTACGAAAAGACCATGGCAGGAGCAGAATTTAAAATTACTGATGCGATTGATCCTAACATCGTTAAGAAGTTAAATGAGATAAGGATTAATATTCAAACCACATCTTCCGAATATGCGAATTTCACAAAACAATTAAGTGATGGCATAAATTTTAAGCCGGGTAATCTAAGAGAATACCAGTCTAAAGTTGACAGTTATAATGCTACAATTACCAAATTATATGCTTCTCAAAATAGGTTGTCTGAATTACAGGCTAGTCAATTAAAGTTATTGACCGATATTTCCCGTAAGATAGAGCTTCTTACCAAACCATTGAATACATTGGCAGACAAGATAACGGAAGTAAAAGTAAATTTGAGAGGTGCTTCCGAAGACTTGAAGAACGTGTCACAGGATGCGGAAACTGCTTCTGTTTCATTCCAAGAGGCATCTAAGAAAATATCCATGACTGCTGCTGATTTTGATTCAATTCGTCAGACGGTAAAGGCTTTTGATACACAAGCCTCCGAATTGAACAGTAGATTAAGTGATAACAAAGAAACAATTTCAGCCTTAAGAACATCTCTGAGGGAATTATCGAAGGAGTATAAGAAAGGTGCTATCAGCGAAGAGGAATACAAGTCCAAAAGAGATGCTACGGTATCCCAGTTACGCACGCTGACAGAGCAGAATAAACAATATTTGGCGATATTGAGAAATCATACACAGGTAGCGATTGCCACTACAGGAAGCTATAACGAGATGAAGGCTTCAATGCTTCAGTTGGAAAAGGAATATTATAACCTTTCACAAGCTGCACGCGAGGGAGCAAAAGGTATGGATATCTTGAACAATATCGGCAAGCTGAATCAACAATTAAAGGATATAGATGCACAGATGGGCAATTACCAACGTAATGTGGGTAATTATGCTTCTGGTTGGAATGGCCTTAATGTTTCCATACAACAGATTGCGAGAGAACTTCCGGCTTTGTCTGTTAGTGCCAATACTTTCTTTCTTGCCATATCCAATAACCTTCCTATATTTATTGATGAGTTAAAGAAAGCAAGGGTGGAATATGAACTTCTTAAAAAATCGGGGCAGACTGCTACACCTGTATTTAAACAGGTATTGAGTTCCCTTCTTAGTTGGCAGACGGTTTTAGTTGTTGGGATAACTCTTTTATCGAGTTATGGAGGTGAGATAACCAAATGGGTGGGTAGCCTGTTTGATGCGAGAAAAGAGTTGGATGCTTTGGAAGAATTGCAAAAAGATTTCAATAAGGCCCAACTTGATGGGGCTAAAAATGCTCAGGACGAAGCGGTAAGATTGAATATCTTATATAGAGCAGCGACAAATCTTGAAAGACCAATGAAAGAACGTTTGACTGCCGTAAAAGAGTTAAAAAGAGAATATCCGACATATTTTAATAATATAAAAGATGAAAATATTCTCGTAGGTAATGCTTCCGATAGTTATATAAACTTAGCAGCTTCTATAGTTGCTGTTGCAAAAGCACGCGCTACAGAAGATATTATGGTAGAAAAAGCAAAAGAGCGTATTGCTTTACAAACTCAATATAACGAATTGATAAGAAAATCTTCAGAAGCATCATTAAAATATCAAGAAAAGGCGAATGAAGGTCCACTTCTTTTTGCCTTACCTGAATCCGTAAAAGCGACAAAATTTCAGAAAGAAGCTGATGAGGTTTATGACAAATTAAAAAAAGTAGAAAATGAAATTAAAGAATTAGCTGATTCGGTTAATATAGACGATCTTTTATTTGATCCTAAGAAAACATCAAAAGCCGCAGATGATTTAGCGCAATACATAGAGAATCTTAGGAATAAAATGGCTGACTTGTCCGTTTCTCTCATTAAAGATGAGCATGAACGTAATCTTGCTGCCATAGAGAAAGAATATAAAGACCAGATAGCAGCTGTAAAGGGATATTCTGAGGAAGAGAACAAACTTCGGGAAATGTTGGGTCAAGAGAGAATGCAGAAGATAGCGAAAGAGAATGAGGAATATGCTAAGAAGTTGGCAGAGGCTGAGAAAAAAAGGATCGAGGAAAAGAAAAAGTATACTGATGAGATGCTCAGACTGGAAGAGGAACAATCATCTCTCCGTATAGCAGCTACAAGTACTGGATATAAGGAACTTGAAAACATTATAACAGAAAATTATTCAAAAGGGCTGCTATCGCGAAAAGAATACGATGAAGCCATGCGTGAACTGGAGCGGAAAGCCGCAAACGAGCAATTACAGATACAGATAGATGCTGCTGAAAAAATGATTGAGATAGCGGAAGCATCGGGCGTGGTAAGCAAGCAACAAATTGAAATGCTGAGAGAATCCATAAAGGCTATGGAAGCAGAGATAGGTTCTATAAATGCGGATGATCAGTTGAAAAAAGCGGAAGAGCAACAGGATATCACACGAAGGAATTTTGAAGTGTTGAAAGGTTATTCTTCTGCATTGAAAGATCTTGCATCGGATATCGATAGCCCGTTTGCCGGTATATTTGATGGGATGGATAAGGGATTCAGTATTATGTCTGATAAGATATCGGGTGTTTGGAAAGAACTTACAGACGGTGAGAAGATGGAAAGAACTACCGAGATGTGGGCTTCTATGGTTAGTGGAATTGGTGAAATGATATCATCCATTTATGATCGCCAGATTGAAGCTATTGAGGCTGAACAGGAAGCGAATGAGCAAGCTGGTGAAGAGGAAATTTCCCGTATAGAGGCTTTAGAAGAAAGAGGTGCTATAACAACTGAAGAAGCCGAAGCGCGTAAACGTGCAGCGGAAAATAAAACGGCACAAAAGAATGCCGAATTGGAGAAGAAAAAAGCTGCATTAAGAACAAAACAGGCAAAGTTTGAGAAAGCTACCAGTATAGCTGAGGCGGCTATACAGATAGCAGGTGGTATTTTGCAGACGATACAACAATTGGGCTTCCCTGCTGCAATACCTATGATAGCTGCTCTAGGTGCTATGGGAGCGATACAGCTTGCTACTATTATAGCAACTCCTATTCCGAAGTATGCCAAGGGTACTGATTCGCATAAAGGCGGATTGGCTGTAG